TGATCTTTATGAATTAAAGAAAAAATTGTGGTTGTGTTTAAATTCTGTTAATGCACTAGAAGGCATAAGATTTTATGTAAGCTTTGCCTGCTCGTGGGCTTTTGCTGAACTTAAGAAAATGGAGGGTAATGCCAAAACAATTAAGTTAATTGCTCGTGATGAAAACATTCACCTTGGTAGTACTCAGACACTAATTAAACTGCTGCCACAAGATGATCCTGATTATGCAAAATTAAAAATAGAAACAAAGCAAGAATGTGAAAGAATGTTTCTGGGCGCCGCTGAGCAGGAAAAAACTTGGGCAGAATATCTTTTTAAAGATGGATCAATGATCGGTCTTAATACTCAGTTGTTATGTCAGTATGTAGATTGGTTAACTTGTAAGCGCATGACTGCGGTGGGATTAGATTGTGGTATCAAACCTGGCAGTAACCCTTTACCGTGGACTGCTAAGTGGATTGCAGGAGCCGAAGTTCAAGTGGCACCGCAGGAAACAGAGATAAGTAGCTATGTGATTGGCGGAACTAAGCAAGACGTCGATCAATCTACTTTCAAAGGATTTACATTATAATGCTCACTGTCTATTCTAAAAATAACTGCCCTTTTTGTGTACAAGCAAAAAATTTACTAACGTTAAAAAACATTCCATTTACTGAAGTAAAAATCGACGAAGATTCAACTGCAAAGGAATTTGTGTTAAACGAAGGCCATCGTACAGTGCCTCAAATATATTTAGGTGAAAAATTATTTGTGCAAGGGGGCTACCAAGGCCTATCAAAATTAACTGAAGATCAATTAAAGGAAAAATTAAGTGTTACAGAATAAAAGTTATAACAGTGGCGAGATCGCCTGTTTTAAATTAGTCAACGGCGATGAAGTTGTCGCCAAAGTATTAGATGCCCATCTAATGGGATGGACTGTAAGCAGACCGTGTACAGTTATTCCTAGTCCACAAGGTATAGGCTTGATGCAAAGCCTATTTTCTGGTGATATAAATAAAGATGTAGAGCTTAAAAAGGAGCACGTAATGATGCACTCTCCGGTAATTAAGCAACTCGAGGACCATTACCTACAAACCACAACTGGAATTCAAACGGTAAGTAAAGGTCCTATTGTGGTATAAGGACTTTTATGTCTGTAGTAAGACAAGGTGACATGTTTGGTTACGGTGGTATTATTACTGCGCCGGCAAGCTCATCAGTAACAGTTAATGGTAGGCCAGTAGCGTTATTCGGCGCCATATATACTCCCCATTGGGGATGTACTCCTAAAACACTACAACATTGTTTTGGATTTGTTTTTGATTTACCGGCAGGTGTTTCGATAGAAGGGCAGACTCCAATAACCAAAGGTGGATTGGGAATATGCGGGCACAAACCTACAACAGCCAGCGATGATGTTTTTATTATAGGCGGCGGATTGGGAATTGTTGGTGCAATTTTAGGTGCTGGTCTTCAAGGCGGTTTTTCGCCAGCAGACGGGGGCGCAGATGCAGTTGGGGGTGGCCTAGCTAGTACAGCAGAACAAGCAGCAATTAATCAGGCACTAGGGGCTGCTGAAAATGTAGCTACTACCGCAATATCTGGTTTTGCTGATACATTCAGCCAACTAGCCGACAGCTTTAGTGCTTTTACCGAACCTTTGACTTCCATTGCAGAATCAGTGGGCACTGTCACTGATACAATAAAAACTGCCTTGGGTGGGGGAATAATAGGGGATATCGCAGTGGGCGCAGCTCGATCTGCTGCTACTTCGGCAGTTACTTCTGCCTGGGGGTCTTATGTAGTAAATGACTCTGTTAGAACTTCTGCGCCGCCCCCCGATTCTAGTCGAACCGCATTTGCGTCCACAGCTACATCTCCTTCTCAAGCGGGATCAGATAATTTAACAGTAAGAACTGAATCACCCATTATTACGGTATGATTGATTAATAAAATGGCCATTCCTAGACAATATTTAAATAATAGTCCGCAAATTGCAATAGCTAATCTAAGCCCGTTGCAACTAGCTGCTGCATATTATATGGACCAAGGGCAGCAAATTCCTTTTTTTATTAATCAGGAATTTCTAAGACAGATGACTACTTTTGCTAGCAGCGGAATAATAACACCAGAGATGATATCTGTTCCTGGAATTTCAGTGGTTCTACAAGGCAACGACGTTTATGTACAAAGACGAGCAGCAGATTGCGGGCCAGATGAAACTGATAGATATGAGTATGTTTATGCAGGAACTAAACAAGATTTACTGCCAGACAGTTGGAGTTTTGATGGAATTTTAGTCAGGGGAGGCAGCGCCGCAAATGGTGCTGGTGGTCCATGGGGAACAGGCGGGTTGACCAGCCAAGATCCCACTCCCAACAACGGAGTTGATCGTCAACCAGACATAGTAACAAATGTAACTGCTACTTATGGTACAAATGTTTCTGCTAGCACATCGGGGATAGGATAATGTCTTTAGATACAGGTAACACAACAAGCCCAGGACCGACCATATCGGCTAGCCAAGCGGGCAGCACTGACAACAACTACGTTTATAACGTAGAAATGCCTCAGTATAATAATGTACCTTCAGTCACCGGGCTGTATCAAGGAACATTGAGCGCTCAGGGAAATTTAGTTGCCATGCAAGTAAATCCCGGTGCTCCTAAATTTAAATCTTTAGGCATAAGTTTTCGCGGTGCAGATCCTGAAGAATTAATTGTTCAAATCCCATACCTGACAGGGTATCTCAGAGAATACTGGAAAGACCCAACACAGGCTACATTTGGTGCGAATTCTGCTATTCCCGCACTAACCGGAGTTATGCCTGCATCTATTGCAGAGCTACAGGGCAATGCTTTGTACTACGTTGATCTACAACTTACCAGATTGTCCGGCAGTAACTTTTTTGATAATTATGCATTTATCAATAGCTTCAATCAAATTTTAGGTTGGGTTACTACCAGTAATGAATATTTGGCTGGATTAAAAAATTCACAAGAGAATAATTTAGGATATTACGGCGCTAAAAATTATCAAGAATTTCTAACGCAAGGTTTTAGTAATTATGTTATAGGAAATGCATTGCGAACTGCTATAGGTAATATCGGCACCATGATAACAGAGATTAAGAATGGCCATTTTGGCACTGCAAATTCTGTGGCAAAACATTTACTAGATAAAGGTCTCGGGGCTATTGGTGATTTGTCAACAAAATTAATAGCTGCGGATGTAAATTTTTCAAACATTTACGATGATTTATATACTCAAGATATAACGTTGGCGTTGGAATCGATTACTGGAGCAGGAGACTTGGTGATAATTCAAACAGTGCTGGGAAGCAATATACCCAATATCAGTAATCCTTTAGACTATACTAGTATTGAACGAGTCAGCGGCGCCAAAAATGATAGCGCATTTTCAAATTTTCAAACATTTGGACTAGATTTATATCAAAGAGCCCCCGGCTTAACTGTAGCAAACGGGCAAGAATTATTGAGTGTAATAGATCAAGTGTTGGCGCAGGTCCCTTCTAGTGTGGAATCATTGTCTACTCCTACTAGTTTGTTACCTGCTGCAATAATAGATGGGCTACGAGCCTTCCTGCCCACTGGGCCAAATAGCGGACCAATATCAATTTTAAATGTAATAGGAATGGCCAGCGGATATCTAATAAGTCAGATTACTGCGGTTAATCAGGGTATAGATCAATTGAATAAGACTAGTTACGGAAATCAAATTCGAACAGCACTGACTAATGTTAGTAAAACATATACTGCTTATTCGGCTGTGGCCGCAACTACTACTATCTTCACTAGTGAAGGAACCACAGAAACTGTTTCAAATTTTTCACAACCTATAATAGATAATGCTCGTAGAACATACAACGCTGCTGTGGAGTCTTACAATAACATTTTAAGTGCAGCAGCCACTGACCCACAGACTAGTAGTATTGTTGAAAAGATAAACAAAAATTGGTTAGAGCTTTGTCAGTTCACTTACTACGAAGTTGTCAACTATAATAAAGCTAATATTACAGCAGGTTCATTCAATGATAATTCATTGATCTATGGCTTTGTGAATAGTTTACCAAGTTATGCAGCAGACAGTCAAAGTCTGGGCACCGACTATTTGTTATTTGGTATGTGCCAGCCAAACCAAGCAGGCGACATTGTTAAATCTTTATTAAATCAAAATAAAAATAACAATATTCTTAGCAGTATCGGTGTTCGAATAACCGGTGCAGTATAAACCAAATTACTTGTTTTATATCAAAAAATAACTATAATAGTATCTGTTAACTAGTTAAGTTAGCAGTTTACCGTGGGATTTCACTGGTATATAAAATACACTCTGAATGAAAGGATTAAAATATGATATCATCTATATCAAATCGCTACTACGCAAGAGTGATTAATTTTACCAAAATTTCTTTATTATTGCTAGGATTTTTCGTAGCTATGATTTTTTTAGTTTCGGTAACTAAGGCAAAATTTGATCATTTACGATCATCAATGGCCGCCCAAGAAGATACAGCTATTTCGATGGCGGAAAGAACCAAACAACTCGAATGCTTGACTAAAAATATTTATTGGGAGGCAGCAGGAGAATCGTTTGAAGGTAAAGTTGCAGTCGCGCAAGTAACATTAAATCGCGTAGACGATGGTAGATTTGGTAAAGGCGTGTGCGGTGTTGTTTATCAAAAGAATATAATATATGAAAAAGTAATTTGTCAGTTTAGTTGGGTATGCGAAGGCACACACAAAATTAAACCCATATATGCAACTAAGTATAAAGAAAGTGAAGAAGTGGCCAAAAAAGTTCTATTAGAAAACTTTAGACTACCTGGGCTTTCTAATGCTATGTATTATCATGCTACATATGTGCAACCTGGCTGGAGAAAACAAAAAATTGCACAAATAGGTCAACATATTTTTTATAAGGATTAATTGTGGAAAAATTTAGTATTCTAAGATTGATGGTAATGATTCGTAAATTTTTCTTGGATCACTTTAAAAAAATAACAGCAGACACACTTGGCTGGTTAGCTGCTATTGTTTTACATTGTGCCACAGTTCCAAGTTTATTAGCATTAATGACCGGCTTGACAGATCGACTACCTAGCGTAGACATTATATTGTTTATTTGGGCAGGTCTTGTATTACTATTTGCAAGGGCGGTAGTGCTCAAAGATCAGTTAAATATTATTACCATTGGAACAGGTTTTATAGCACAATCAGTTTTAATGGCATTTATACTGTTTAAATAAAATGAATTATTTTCAACTACTTAAAAGACTATACGATATATACGATCCAATGGTTGATAAAGTAGTTGATCATAATACTATTATTCGAAAAGTAAGATGTGCAGTTCCTTATTCAGACTGTAAAATTTTAGCCAATAAAACTTTAACGGTGATATCTAATACATTTGACGTTGCGGGATTGTATGATCCAGAAAAAGATGCCGATGGTGAAGTTTGTATCGAAATAGAAATAAGTTTTCCTAAACGAAAAGATTTTTATTATTTTAGCGAAAGTGATCTCAGCAGAAATCACTGGAGTGAATTTTGTATCAATTTTTCTCTTATTCTCGGTCACGAATACATGCATCTTAATCAGTTTAGGCGTAGAAACTATAACTGGTGTCGAAGTTACAAAGCTACAAGTCTTAATCCAAACATCAAAGAACAACAAGAATATTATGGGGACTCGGACGAAATAGATGCTTATGCATTTACAGCAGCAGCTAACCTAATAACAGATTCTATGCTGAATCCGAAATCTAAAAAAAATACAGTAGAACACTCGGGACTTTATAAAACTTATGTAAATCTATTTGACAAAAACGACCCTGTGGTATTAAAATTTGTTCGCCTAACAAATCGATACTTAAAAAAATTGGAGCAGCAGTACCATGACACAATCTTTGAATGACGATCTCGAGGATGTTACCGAAGAAGAATTTATTAACAGTATCGACGACACCGATTTTGTTTTAATTTTAAACAAGGACGGCAACTTAAAAACATTTTTAATGCCTGAAGATTACAAAGATATCGACCTTCCAGAAAACATTCTTAAAATTTTTAAACTGCTTAACGTTAACAACTTAGAATCAAGAACGCTTCATTAATATGCTAAAAACATTCATGTCGAGTCGGCCACATACGATATTTGATGCAGCCAATCAAAAACATCGATCGGCTTATTATCGATATTTGCAAAGTGCTAGTTGGGTGGACTGCCCTTATCAATTTGTAGTAGAAGAACCCTACATAGACTTGCCGCATTGCATAAATCAAAAAATGATCAGGTACTACATGGGTCGAGAATTTAGTAAAAATAAGAACAAAATACACATCAAATAACGGTTGCTCGAAATTGCCAATTTTGTTATAATAATGACATGATGCAATACACACTGATTACAAAAAACGGTAAAATTTTACAATTTTATGTCAAGTCTGTGGCAGAAACGTATAAGCAAATTTATGGCGGTTATATTGTCTCAGAAGATATTTTGATTGACAAAACTCGTTGTATAGTTACCTTTTCCTAAAACAGGAGTTTAGTATGGGATTTAAAGTGCTAGGACAACGGGATAGTCGTTTTCAGCCTATCAAAGGGCTTGAAGGTCCTTTTTATTTTGCCAATGGTAGAGTTTTGTATTACGATCCAAAAGAGGGAGAGTACTACGATAGTACTACTGACTTTTATGTTTCCCGGGAAGAAGTGGATCAATTGCACACAGAATTAGCACAATTATTGTCAAGATAATGATTTTGTTGTAAAAATACAACAAAAAATAGGTGTTTTTTGCTTAAAAATTAGGCATTTTTTGGTTGCTCGAAATTCGTCATTTTGCTATAATACTATTATGATGAAACGTAAAGCACGCCAAGACCGCAAGCACGCCGTTTATATGCTGATGAACACCCAAACGGGCGAGTTCTATTTGGGCATCACAGTGTGCGCTCAACAACTCAAAAAGGCGCTCAAGGTTCGTTTTCAGAAACATGTTCGCCGTGCATTGACTGAAGGCAAAGACTGGAATCTGTGTCGCAGCATTCGTGAACATGGTGCCGAAGTTTTTGAAGTTGAAGTAGTAGAAGTTCTGCGTGGTCGTAAACCTGCTCATGCACGTGAGCGTGAATTGATTGCAGAACTGCACCCTTCACTTAATCAGTATTGAAAACATTAGGAGTATATTATGTTGATTGACTATACCAGCAAGCCTCAAGAATTTGAAGGCAATTTCTACGACCAACGACATGGTGGACCTTTTGATCGTGGTTCTGCCGACAGTTATTACCATCGAGGGTATAACCCGCACTACTTCCGGGGTGACACTTACTCATCGGAGATGGTCACTCTGGGAGAGATGACCGCAGAAGAGATCACAGCCTACACCGCAGGCTTCAATTACAACGAGAAGTTCGGCGACAAGAAGGATTGGGGTTGAACATGGACAAGATGATTAGAGCAACCAGCTACGGTGAGATTGGCATTGACACTGACGCCAGTCCCGGCAACGGATCCTACTATGCCAAGCTCTACGATGGCAGCTACGATGCCGTGGGCTTTGACACAGTAGAAGAAGCCTGGGCAGAGTTGGAGTATGTGGTCTGCGGCACTGTTGATGCGGAGTTTGAAAAATGAAACAGGCAATTGATAGAATCACTGGTAATGTCGTCACCGTTCTTCGTGAGGCCAACACCCCGGGCAGTCGGTGTGTGGTGATCCGTCATCCCGACGGCTCCGAACAAATTCAATTTCGATCCTTGCTGATTGGACTGTAAAATGAACGAACGAATTAGAAAACTTGCTGACAAAATTTGGAAAGAAGAATATTGGGACAACCCTAATACCGATAAACTATTGCCAGCACAGTTGAACAGATTCGCTGAGTTGATTGTTCGAGAATGTGCTGACATTGTAGCTAAACGCAAGAACCAAGCCATTGACGATGGTTGGAATGTAGACGAAGCAATGAGTATGGCAGAGATGGATTTTCTGGAACATTTCGGAGTTGAAGAATGAGCAAGCGTAAAATTACCACCCGAGTGATCTTTGATGGTGTAGTGGATCACATCTATACACAAATGCGTCAGGTCTACACCGACGATCAAGGTGAATATGTAAACTGTGACCGCAATCGATATTACATCGAGAACGACAGTTTTGATATTGTGTATACCAGTGGCCGATCTATCACATTTTCCCAGTTGGTTGAAAAGATCACGCAGAACTAAGGAGTTCAATCATGACAATCACCTTTACACCCGAGCAGGATCAGTATCTGCAACTGGCACAGACTCGTGCTTATCACGAAGGCCTTCGCCAAGGCGTACACATGTATGCTCACTGGCGTGACGGCACACAATATGTGGGCACTACTGGTCGTACTCTTAAAGAGGCACTAGATGCAATCAACCAACAAGAAAAAGAACTACTTGCAAAGTATAGTTCTCTCTTAGAGACATGGAATTAAAAATGAAAAATAGATACGGCGACGAATATCGTTTTGAAAAAGTCAGCGACAACACTTACACTATCGTAGGTGAACTCAAGTATTGGCGTTTTGGTGGCCGAGAGGGGCAAGAGCGCATGGACCTCACTGACTTGGGTTTCGTTGATCCCAGTGGAGGTCCGTTTATTTCTGTGGGCGGTGTCATTGAAAGTCGTAAAATCATTCGCATCAGTGCCAATGGCGATTTGGACGGAAGTCCACGTATTTTGTTTGAGGTTGAACAATGACTGGTGAACAAGAAGCCGAAATTCGGCGAGCTATTATTTTTGCCTTTGGCACCGGGCCACGCCGACTAAAAAAAGTCCTCAAAGTTTTGGAAAAAATGATTCCGGAAATGCAGGAAGAATATGAAGAACGCCTAGCAGATTACTATATGGGAAGAGGTCCGCATCCATGAACGAACGAATTAACCTACTTGCTGAACAATGCAGAATTGAAGAATACAATCAGTTTGGTGACTTAATTGAATTTGGTTTTGACGAAGAAAAGTTTGCTGAATTGATTGTTCGAGAATGCATCGAACTAAACCGACAAGAGTTGTCATTTAGTGCGTTTGCACGAATGTTAGACAAGTATAGCGAACATTTCGGAGTTGAATGATGGATGAAATCACTGTTTATTTTTTTGTTGGTTGGGCATCGGGCATTCTTCTTGGCTATGTGGTTTGGGCACCAGACACACGATTCAAACAGAATTTCGTAGATGGATTGACTTTGAGATTTCTTTGGAGTAGATTTATAAAATGAACGAACGAATTAAAGAACTGGTTGACCAGGCTACTAAGAGATATGAGCCCGATTGGAATGGCGCTCCTGCTTATGAAGATTTTGATAAAGAAAAGTTCGCCCGGCTGATTGTACAAGAATGTAATCGGGCTGTGTTAGAGGTGCCGCTTTACTACAAAGACTATCGCAGTCAAATTGAAGAATCTGTGATTCGTGATTGTGCTAGAGCAGTATTAGAAAAATTCGGAGTTGCCCAATGATCAAAGAATTATCTTACAGGCAAATAGATGCAATTTTGAAATGGACTGCTACAGTTGTTATTTTGATTGGTGCAATTTTAACTAGTTTGGCAATTGATCCCTGGAACGTTTATCTAATGAACGTGGGCACACTGGTTTGGTTGATTTGGGCCTTGCGAATTCGTGACAATGCGCTTATAGTTGTGAATGCAGGACTGCTAGTAATTTATCTTATGGGTGTTGGGAGAGTAATACTACAATGAGCCACACTTACCTTCTTAGTTGGGATTGTACTGGGCTCGAAGCCGTCGTCAACATTTCTGATATTGAAAAGGAAGAAATGTGGGCAACCTTAAAAGAAACTAAGGAGAATCCTAACAAAGGACGAACCAATACTGTAGGCAGCATTGTAAGGATGATTGTGCTGAGAGCTCGCTTTAATTCTCAACGTCATTACGAAATTTATTGCATAGACACTGAAGACAATATCACCGCCGAAGACTTTCGAACAATGTTCGACAAAGATCCGCAACACATGGCTGATTTAATTAGGGAGCGTGGCCGAAAGTTGTACAGTGATCGACAAAAGGATAACGAAATTAAGATTCGCTAGCAAAGGAAAAGCCGATAAATACTATCTTATGATATTTGGATATTTTACACTAACCGTAGCATTAATTATTTCCGCTATAGCAGAATATTATAGCATAGTAGGTCTTATGGCTATTTTTGCCGCGTCTCCAATTGCAGTTGCAGTTATGGGAGCGGCACTAGGTATTGGTAAAATTACTGGAGCAGTTTGGTTAAAAATAAATTGGGCAAGAGCAAAATGGACTTATAAAGTTTATTTGTGTTCGGCAGTTGTGTTGCTAATGATGTTAACATCTATCGGATGCTTTGGCTTCTTAAGCAAAGCTCACAGTGATCAAAGCTTAGTAAGCGGAGATGTACAAAGTAAGATTGCAATCTATGATGAAAAAATTAAAACTGCAAAGGAAAACATTGAAGCTGACCGCCGGCAACTCCGCCAAATGGATGAGGCGGTTGACCAAGTCATGGCAAGGAGCACAACAGAAGAAGGTGCGACTAAGTCCAATGCTATTCGTCGGGCTCAAGCCCGCGATAGGGCTGCTTTGGCCAAGAGCATTGAAGCCAACCAAAAACTTATTGGTGTTCTCAATGATGAAGCCGCTCCAATACGAGCGGAAGTACGTAAAGTGGAAGCAGAAGTAGGGCCGATCAAATATATTGCCGCGCTGATATATGGGGATAACCCAGATACAAACCTATTAGAAGCAGCAGTGCGTTGGGTTATTATTTTAATCGTTGCTGTATTTGATCCGTTGGCTCTTGTGCTAATTCTAGCCGCTCAACAAAGTATTCGTTGGGCTAAAGAAGAACAGGAAAGAAAAGAACAAGAAAAACTGTTCCAAGACGGTGCTAGACAAGAATTAGAAAACGATCCTGAATTCAATATAACTCCCGATCCATACGTTGCCGACGTCGGCGAAAAGCCCACACAAGAAGAACTTGAAGAAATAAAAAAATCATCGCAGGAAGAAAAATTACCTAGCGCAGACTCTAATATAACAGCACAGTCGACACCATTTGAAGATGACTTTGATATAAGCAAACATACATACCTTAATAAGCCGTTTGTTCATTTTAAAAATTTAAAACCAATGGTTTATAAACCAGATCCAGTGCCTGAGCCAGAATTAGTGCCAACCACAACACTTGATTCTATGCCTGATCAACCAAGTCAAGAAGTTCAGACTGAAACAAATGTCGAATCGAGTAAATTTGTTAAAGTGCCTGAAACAGCAAATCGTGTTAAAAAAGAACCTCCCGCAGTACCAGAAACTTTAAATGTTAGAAAACTGCAAGCAGACAATGTAGATTCAACTGCTATAAAAAGTGGATTTGGAATTAAATTTCCCGATCAAGTAAACAAAGGGGATATGTTTTTAAGAGTTGACTATTTGCCAAATAAGTTATTTAAATATAACGGATTTAAATGGATTGAAGTTGACAAAGACAAAACAGATAGCTATACTTACGACGAACAATATATACAATACCTGACTGAAAAACTTCGCACAGGCGAATATGATGTAGATCAATTAAGTGAAACTGAACAAAGTTTAGTTGAACAATACCTTCAAAGTAAAAATGAAAAAACCTAAGATATCTATTTTATTACCTACTAGAAAAAGAACTGAAGCAGTAATCAAAAGCGTAAGCAGCCTTTTAAGTACTGCAAAAGATCCTAGTCAAATTGAAATATTAATTGCCTACGATGATGACGATGACGAAAGCAGGGAATTCTTTAGTACCACTTGGCATCCATTTGTCGAACAATGCGGTACAACTACAAAAGTATTTGAAAGCGAACGTCACGGTTATTTGAGATTATACAAGTATGTAAATATGCTAGGCACTCAAGCATCAGGCGATTGGATTATGTTCTGGAATGACGATGCTCTTATGCTCACTGATAACTGGGACGAGGAAATTTATAAACACAACGGGTTCTTTGGATTATTAAGAATGCCCTGTGTCACTATGAACCATCCATTTGCACTGTTTCCTATTATACCAAGATCATGGATTGAATTCTTTGGATGTATTAGTCCAGTAAATCACAGTGACTGGTGGATATACAATGTCACTGCTCCTGTTGGTAGGTTATTAAATATTCCTGTACAAGTATATCATGATCGCGCAGACGTTACTGGTGGTAATAATGACGAAACATTTAAAGAACAAAGTTATGCTGCCGATGGTAAAGATCCAACAAACCCCGAAGATTACGCACATCCTGACAGACAAAAAGACCTAATAGATTGGGTCACTAAACTAGCATATAAGATTAAAGATGAACAACCACCAGCTACTTGAACAAATCAGAACTTATTGGAATAATAGACCTTGTAATATACGACATAGTCGGAGTCCGATCGGAACAAAAGAATATTTCGACGAAGTCGAAGCTCGTAGGTACGCCAACGAACCGCACAACTATACTTTTCCAGAATTTGACCGATGGAAGGGAAAACGTGTGCTTGAAATTGGCTGCGGAATAGGCACCGATGCTACAAACTTTGCTCGAGCTGGGGCAAAATATACCGGAGTTGATTTAAGCTATGAAAGCATTAAGCTAGCACGTACTCGATTTGAAGTGTTCGGTCTGCAGGGGGAATTCATTGAATGCAACGCGGAAGAATTAAATCACGTATTCGACCCGCATGAAAAGTTTGATTTGATTTATAGCTTTGGGGTCATACACCATGCACCCCGACCCGACAGGGTAGTAGCATGTTTGCCTAACTTGTTAGCGCCCGGCGGTGAAATTAAGTGCATGTTATATGCTAAAAATAGCTGGAAAAATATCATGATCGAAGCAGGATGGGATCAACCTGAAGCACAGGATAATTGTCCACAGGCTATGACATATACCAAACAAGAAGCAAGAGAATTGTTCAGAGATTTTGATAATGTTCATGTTGAGCAAGATTTTATTTTTCCGTGGAATATAGAACATTATGTTAAATATGAGTATGTTAAGCAACCTTGGTTTGAAGCTATGCCACCGGAATTGTTTAAGATTTTAGAACGTGCCCTAGGATGGCACTTAATGATTACAGCAAAGAAATAATATGCCCAGATTTATTACACCGCCAGACGTAGAATACGAAAAATCTATCCCTAAAGTTCTAATTAGAAATTGCAATTGGACTGGCGAACAAATACAATTTTTACTTGATAATTTAGGAGATAAGAATTATGACATTTATCTCTATCATGACAACATGAATGACATTCAGTGGTTTGAAGGTATCAGAGCTATGACAAAGCCCAACCATGTCTACGATTTTAGAAATTACACTCAACGAGATACTTTAGAATGGCTCAAGGAAGTTGATAATGAGTTTTGACAGATCTAGAAAATCTAGAGGATTAACGGTCTATGTCAAAGATGATAACATAGAAAAATCCATTCGAAAGTTTAAGAAAAAAGTGTCAGATTCTGGTATCTTACAAACTCTTAAAGAAAAAGAGTTTTATGAAAAACCCACTACAACTAGAAAAAAGAAAATTAGTGCAGCAAAGAATCGCTGGCAAAAAAAATTAGAAGCACAACAACTACCTAAGAAGCTATACTGATGTATGTTGAGTTTCGTTTGACAGCTAAAGATGATAGAAGCAAAGTAAGAACAGAACTGGTAATTCATTTAATAAACAGGGATTTACACGTCTGGAGTGACAAGTACAATATCCCTTATAAAACTAAAATTCATAAACTAACTAAACGAGTAATGTTTGACGACATCGAAACTTACTCGTTTTTTGCTCTAACATTTGAGCCTACTAGCTACAGTGCTTCTCACTGGAGTCTAATAGAACCAATGAATCCCCCCAAATCGATTGATTAATAGTTTTGATTTCTATATAATAAATAGTTGTGTAGATGCCCGGGTGGGGTCTACATTTCAATTGTCATAATTTTGCTTAATAAAGGAGATTAAAAATGACACAATTTTCTATTCACACCATCGACCTTCCTTCGCTTGCACGCCATGCTATCGGCTTTGACCGTATGTTTGAAGAACTCAATCGTACATTTGCCAATAGCCGCGGTGGCGATAACTATCCACCACATAATGTTATACAATTGGATGATACACATTTTGTGGTTGAAGTTGCAGTGGCAGGTTTTTCTGAGGAAGACCTTGGTGTAGAACTAAAAGACAATGTTCTTACTGTCAAAGGTGAACGTCCAAAGACTGAAGGTGAATCACCGAAATATCTGCACAAAGGTATTAGTGCTCGTAATTTTACCCGCAATTTTCCATTGGCTGAAAATATTGAAGTCCGTGGTGCCACAGTTAAGAACGGTGTTCTTAGTGTAGCACTTGAACTTCATGTTCCTGAAGAACAAAAGCCCAAAAAGATTGCAATTTCTTTTACGAAGTAATATAATAAGGGATCTAAAAAATCCCTTTTAAAATATGACAACTACTGCAGAACCAAAAATTGTATCAAAAATCAAACCTAAGTCAGACATTCCAGAGCCGGTCCGATACAATGTGATTTACATTAATGACGAAGTTACTACTCAAGAATTTGTAGTAGAGACATTGGTCATTGTTTTCAATTATAATCAGATCGACGCAGAAGAAATGACTATAAAAGTCCATAAAGAAGGATCTGCGGTGGTTGCCACTATGCCATATGAAATGGCTGAGCAAAAAGGTGTAGAAGTAACTATGCTGGCTCGAAACAACGGATTTCCATTAGTAGTTAAACTCGAACCTGAGGCTTAATATGGATATCATGTTAGATTTGGAAACGCTGGCTACTAGTCCAGACAGCGTGATACTTACTTTCGGCGCAATTAAATTTAATCCGTTTGATCCCGAACAAGAAATGGATGACGGCATTTATTTTCGTATTAATGTTGACGAACAAATTGCTTTGGGTCGAAATGTTGACGAAGGCACTGTAGCTTGGTGGGGCACACAAAGTGAAGAAGTAAGGGAAGAAGCACTGGGGGAATACGATCGTATATCCCTTGGGGAGTTTACTCGAGCATTGAATAAATTTGTAGTGGGTGCTAATCGAATTTGGGCACAAGGTCCGGTGTTTGATATTGTTATACTTGAGAACTTATATAGACAACTGGGGAAACCTGCTCCTTGGCAATATTATACTATACGTGATAGCCGCACTCTGCTTAAAGCACTGGGCGACACACGAAAAGGTGGGTCGATGTTACACAACGCATTAGCCGATGCAGTTAGTCAGGCGCAGGCTATACAAGATGCAGTCAGTCGACATAGTCTGACTGATCTTTAATCTATAATAGAAATAATATGTTTTATCTTGCATACGGAATGAATTCCAATAAAAACAGTATGGCACAACGTTGCCCTGCTGCAAAAAGTCTAGGCTCTGTGGTCCTGGGTGGTCATAAGCTGGCATTTAAGCATTTTTGTGATGCTGTAGTTGATCCGCAGAGTCGAATGGTCTGTGCATTATGGGACATTACTGAAGAATGTGAACGCAGTCTGGATGCGCTTGAAGGATATCCACATTTTTACGGAAAAAAAGAAGTTGATGTAGCTTATAATGGTCACAACATTCGTGCAATGATATATTATATGAAAGATTATTATGACTATGGACTTCCTAGCCGCAGCTATTTAGACATGGTAGTAGAGGGGTATTCCCAGCATGATATGACGATATCACAAATTGTTGGAGCACTAGAGGAATTAGAAGAATGCATATAATTATGGGCAAAGAAGCCGCAGAAGCTCTTAAAGAAAACTATACTGTATTAGAATTAGAAACTTTTCATCATAACGGGCAGGATATTACAGCTTTTTGTGTAGTAGATCAAGTGCCCATTATGGAACTTCCTGCGTTGGAAAGCTACAAACAACAGCACAGCGATTTTATTAGCCAGCTTAATAAGAAAAATTTTAAGTATTGTACCGAAGCTGCCCCTTTTCTCAAGGGTAGATTCAATGGTGACCTAGACAGTTTTTATGACGAAATTGTAAATCGCTACAAAGAATAACTAGGCAGATTATTTCTTTCTGTTCTCTTTAAATACTAAGGGAGCAAAAGAATGATAAAAACAATAAAATACCTGTTAATAGGTGCCATTACGGCGCCTATTGTCGTTTTATCAGCGCCTTTGTCAGATTTTTCATTTAAAAATCCTAGCTTTAGCGGGATAGGGCTTAGTAGTCATATATTGACCATTGAAAATCAAGAATCTACTAGACGTAAAGCTATAGCAGATAAAGTACAATCCGAACTGGACAAAATCAAGGCTGATGAAAAAAACACCAATTTAAATAAATTTCTAAACAATTTAGAGTCTAGAATTTATGCACAGATAAGCCAAAATTTGGCCACAGCCATGTTTGCAAGTGGGGGGTCGGATTCAGGGTCTTTTACGTTTGATAAAGCAACTAATACAACTATTAGTTGGGTCAAAGATTCTTTGGCTGGCACTATTAAACTAACAGTAAATGGGCCCGGAGTTAATTCTGAAATTACTGTTCCATTAGGACAATTCCAATTTTAATTATGAAGAATAAATTAATAGTCCTAACAATGGTAAGTTTGCTAAATGGATGTGCAATACATCAATTGGCAGGAGACTTAGACGCGCCGCCAGAAGTTACTAAAAATGTACTTCAAAAAGAATTTGACAGTGTACCACCCCCTGCAGCAGGAAAACCGATCAGTGTGGCAGTATACAGTTTTCAAGATAAAACTGGACAAAGAAGACCCCTACAAAATATTGCAAGTTTGAGTACTGCGGTAACCCAAGGAGCAGAATCGTTTCTTATTAAGGCACTGCAAGATGTAGGACGAGGTCAATGGTTCGAAGTAGTTGAGCGAGTGGGAATAGATAACCTGACAAAAGAAAGATTAATTATCCGACAAATGAGGGAGGCTTACGAAGGTAACAATGCCAGACCTTTAATGCCTATGCAATTTGCTGGTATGATTATAGAAGGTGGTATCATTGGCTATGATTCTAGTACTAAGTCGGGTGGAGTTGGTGCTAGATGGTTGGGTATAGGCACTCAAACTCAGTATAGTGAAGATATTGTTACAGTTAGTTTAAGAGCCGTTAGTGTAAACACCGGTAAAGTTCTTATCAGCGTAACAGTGCAAAAAACCATATTAAGTAGCAGCGATAGTACCACAGCGTTTAAATTCTTTGATCTGGGAACTAAAGCATTTGAAGCTGAAGCTGGTTTAACAATAAACGAACCGGGTACTTATGCGGTGAAGACTGCTATAGAAGCGGCGGTAGTTGAGTTAATCAAAGAAGGTCAACGAAAATCAATTTGGGATTTTAAAACACAAACAACACAACATAATAAGGAGGGAAATCAAATTGAGCTGGTTCAAGAGACGACCCCGGATAAAAGAGGAGAAACATCTCCCGCATCATTGGCACAGCCCGATCGCGGACAAGCTAATGGAGGAAAATAAAATAAAAGTAAAACTACAGGAGCAAGTTGAGGAAAAAAATAAATCAACTTTTAACAAAAATGAAAAAAAATAAAATTATAGCAGTACTATTAATGATGATATCATCATCATTAGCTATAGGATCTGACAACAGCATATACATTGATCAAGCAGGTGATAACGCTGTCGTAACAATGCTGCAAGAAGGTGCGGGTAATAGGATTCGAGGAATACAGGGAGTGGGAACTGGAAATACTACCCCGGCTAAGATAACTGGTGATGCTGTTAACGTATCTGTGGAGCAAATTGGTAGCGGCAACATATTGAATTTAGGTTTAGTTACCACTACAGCCAACGGGTCGAGTCCAACAAGCGTTGTTTATAAAGTCACAGGCAGCAATGCTGTTGGTACTATTAATTTAAATAATGCTGGCACTGGAATAAATTCTAGTACTAATTTAGACATTAATCAGTCCGGTGATGGAGCAATAGCCACAGTTAACATACTAGGTTCTAATAATAGTTTAACCGTGGACCAAGCTGGCGGAAATAATAATAAAATAGTTGCCACAATTAACGCCAACTCTACTACATCAGTGATTAATCAAACAGGTGGTGGAGGAAATGAAACTACTTTAAATCTTACCGGTGACAAAGGCACTGTTAATCTTACCACAGTGGGCACATTGAATGTTACTTCAATAACACAAAGTGGCGGAAGTACTTCTGGCCATTCTGCTACTATAAACCTGACAGGATCTAGCAATAGCACCACTGTATTACAACAAGGTACCATAGACACTACAGTAAACATAGTAGGCATTGGTTCGGGAAATACATTTAATATAACAACCAAGAATTAAAAATGACATGGAGAATATTATCATTCTCACTTTTATTAATTCTATCTGATACTTCTATTGCTGCTGTTGGTAAAGTAACGGAACTGGTGAATACTCCTCCCAGTATACAACGACAAAACAATTCAATCACTGCGGGTAGAGGAACGGGAGTGGAAATGAATGACGCTATTAGAACTGCCAGAGGTAAAGTGGGCATAACGTTTGAGGATGACACCAAAGTCCAAATTAACGAAAATTCTAAACTGGTAATAGATGACTTTGTCTACGATCCAAAAAGTAAGTCTGGGAAATTAGGAGCAAAGATTGCGTTAGGTACTGTGAGATATGCATCGGGCCAGATTGCAAAAAATGCACCTCAGAACGTAGCATTAAATACCCCTACTGCTACTATCAGTGTAAGGGGCACAGATTTCACAGCCACAGTAGACGAACTTGGGCAAAGTACTATTATACTTTTACCCAGTTGCCCGGATAATAAACCTAGTAGAACCAAACAAGATGTTGAACGTAATTGCATAGTTGGGACAATCATCGTCGAAAGTGATGCAGGACAAGTAATACTTAATCAAGCGTTTCAAGCAACCAGAGTTGAAAGTCGTAGTGCTCCACCTATGAGACCCGCCATTCTCAATTTAAGTGAAGACGCTATTAGTAATATAATACTGTTAAGTCCACCAAAAGAATTGAGAAAAGAAAACTCCGATAATAAATTAACAACTAAAAATTTTTTAGATGTTGATTTTTTAAAAGAACAAGGATTAGAAAATCAACTTGACATACAACAAGCTAGAATATTTCAGGATAGATTAAGTTATGATTTTTTAGATACATCTTTTTTAAATGGATTGTTTGATATGATTGGTGATATATTAAATGAAAAATTATTGGATGAAGTAGACACTGTTCTGCCAGATTATAGACGTAGCAGTGGCATAATTGCGATCAAAGACGAATCAAGAGTTGAACTATGCAGGAATGATGGCAGTAACATACAATGTGTAGCAACGCCATTTACTCAAAATAGCACCATTTATCAAACACAGGGAACATTGGAATTTAAAAATCGTGTCAACGCGGGAGGTAATACAATTATTACCTTAATACAAAGATGATTAATTTTTTATTGTCACTGGCATTGTTTGTATTTTCTGTTAATGCACATTCAGCATTAACGGATATAAAATTTGGTAGATATCAAATTGCCGACAGTCAATGGAATGTCAGTGCATGTTTGAACACTACAACCTGCCAAATTTACAGTAAGCAGCCGGGCACTGCATACAAAATTCCGTGGACATCAGGGCAACTAAGTTGGGCAGTGGGGGACTATGTAAAATTCGAACTTAGCGGAAATGCCAGTTTTCCTTATTTGGCAAAACAATATAATAATTTAGGACAACTAAAAGCCACAATGGGTTCTGGCAAGATAGTTAACATGGGACCTGACTATTTTTTCTTTGTGGGCAGTGATAATAACACTGGGCAATTGTTCAGTGGCAGCAATGGGATGAGCGGTACGGGGGGTGTGTCATGGACAGGAACACTTAATCCTACTATTGCACAAGCTGATGCATACGCAAATGCAAGTTATAGTACTGAACCATTATCTGCTGGTCAGACAGCTACATCCACGCCCAATAATTCGGGCGGAGGTGGCCCAGTGTATTCTTCTAATATAACTGCAACACAGCAAACAAGAGTAAATGCATGGGCTGCTAAAACTATCACCAACAACGGAATATACATTGAACAAATTGGTAATAACAATAGTCTAACTGTCGTTCAAACTGGAAATAAAAATCTTATCACAGGCATTGGCCAACAGGCATCCAAAATACAAGGCGATCAAAATAACATAACCATTAATCAGGGCGTAACTGGTGCTGGACAAAATGAAATAGGACTGCGAGTCATCGGAAATTCTAATACTATTAATATAGGGCAAGCTAGAAATAATACAGGCACAGCCATTGGTGGCAACGGTCATTATCTAGCATTGGATGTTTACGGAAGTTCAAATAATTTGATTACTCAGCAATCTAATTCGGGAGGAGTGGGCGGCCATTATATGGAAACAACCATATCGGGCAACAATAACATTATTACTAACAAGCAATTAGATAATGGTAATAAAATTATGTTTGGAACTGTGATCAACGGGTCAAATAACAATGTTACTGCCACACAACAAGGTACTGGACAACATTACTTAGACTACAAATTAACAGGCAATGGCCATACTGCGAATATTAATCAAACAGGATCAACACAAAATAAAGCAACCATTGATCTAACCAATGCAGGTGGTGCAGCCACTCTTAATCTAACACAAAATGGTAATCAAATATTTTCTATAACCCAGAGTTGTGGTATGGTAGGCGGATGTGCAACCACAGTGGTGCAGCCATAATAATTTGACTGGGTGTAGTCAATACTATATAATTGTGTATGGACACAAAACTTCAAGTATTTGGGGGGCTGGGATTCGTCGGCTCCAATTTCGTTAAACAATATCCCAACGTTATAGTCAATGATCGCAATGATTACACTGTAAAATCCAAAAATATCCTATACCTCATCAGTACCATTAGCAATTATAATATGCTAACGGATCCGTATGTGGATATCAATACCAATTTAACTACATTGATGCGTGTATTAGAACAGTGCAAGGACAAAGATGTAACATTTAATTTTGTCAGTAGTTGGTTTGTCTACGGTGATACTGAAATGCCCGCTCAGGAAAACAGCCCTTGTCGACCAACTGGATTTTATAGTATAACAAAAAAGGCCGCAGAAGATTTATTAGTGTGTTATGCCAAAGTTTTTAACATCAAATATAGAATTTTAAGATTAGCAAATGTTGTGGGTCCAGGAGATCCAAAAGCCAGCCTACAAAAAAATGCACTGCAATTTTTAATTAATGAAATTAAAGCCAACAAGGATATCAAAATATATGATGGCGGTAACATGTACAGGGATTATATGCATGTTACTGATGTGGCAAGAGCAGTTAAATTAGTGATAGATCAGGGAGATATTAACACTGTATATAATATCGGCAACGGAAAACCCATCAAGTTTAAAACTATAATCGAATATGCACACACTGTTACTAACAGTTCTAGTCGGCTAGTTAATATCGAACCGCCCGAATTTCATAAAATTGTTCAAGTTCACAGCATGTTCATGAACACAGAAAAATTAAAAAAACTGGGTTATAAACCTTTATATTCTATGGAACAGATTGTGGAAGACATGATTTTCCGATAAATATTAAACTATGCTTATAAGTGGAGTTACTATTTCAAACGGGGTTTCGTTACAGGTACCACAAGTTTCGGCACCTGCCGGGCAAGCTGAATTTATTACTCCCGGGACATTCTCATGGACAGCGCCTGCGGGGGTAACGTCAGTGTCTGTTGTATGCGTGGGCGCAGGCGGCGGTGGCTGCCGCCAATCCTCTTCAGCCGCCAGCGTTACTTCTGGTGGGAATACCTATTTTATCAGTACAGATACTGTTGCGGGTTTTGGGGGACTAAGAGGCGGCGCAATGAGCGGTACCTCTGGTACGCTACGAGCAGGCTACGGCGCTGGCGGCGGATATGTAGGAGACGGTGGGGGGTTTGGCGGAAATAGTTATACTGGATCTGGGTCGAATTTCTATGGAGGCGGTGGCGCAGCTGGATACTCGGGTAACGGTGGTGATGGCGGATTAGGCACTGCTGCGCCCACTGTTACAATTGCAGGAGGCAATGGCCAAGGCGGTGGTGCTGGCGGTGGCGCTTGGGGGCAAGGCGGTGGCGTGGGTATATACGGACAAGGGACCAGCGGCAATGGCTCTCCAATAGCTGGTTCTTTGAATGGCACAGGATTCGCTCGCGGCGGCTCGTTTGGTGGCAACGGGGTACAATATCCAAATGGCAGCAGCGCACAAGGCTACAGAGGTGGAGCATATGGCGGTGGTGGTGGCGGAACTTATAATATTAATGGCGGTGGTGGCGGCTTGGGTTGGAAAAATAATATCTCAGTTACCCCAGGGCAATCATACACTGTAGTTGTGGGCCTCGGAGGCGCCACTGATGGTCCCAACTTTAGTGGTAACGGCGGCAACGGTGCTGCTCGAATTATCTGGGGTGTAGGACGAGCATACCCTAGTACAAATACCGCCAATGTATAAAATACACAATATCACTGATAAATCTATTATGCTAAATACTAGACTATGATTATACGCGGCGGTAGTGTCAGAGGCACAAGAATTTTGGCGGTGGCTCCAGTGCCCGCAGCAGCAGGACAAGCTGAGTTTACAACACCGGGAACTTATTCATGGACAGCACCCACTGGTGTCACTTCAGTGAGTGTGGTTTGTATTGGCGCGGGCGGTGCAGGAACTAGAGGAACTAGTCCCAGTGATGTAGATCAATTGCGTAGAGGCGGGGGCGCTGGCGGCTTGGGTTGGAAAAATAATATCTCAGTTACCCCAGGGCAATCATACACTGTAGTAGTTGGCGCCGGAGGAACGGAACTAGCCACCGGCGTTCCGGTATCAACATCGTCTAATACGGTGCTGATCGTAAACTCTGGTACAGTTACTTTTACACTAGACAGCCCAACAACTTTTGCTTTATACAACGACATCAAAGCATCTCCGATGGCAAATCCCAGCTATTATATGGTGGGCACTATAACTTCTTTGGCTGCTAACAAACTTAGTCTAACAATGTTAGTGACTGGACAAGTGGGAACCGGAAGTTATTTAGGGTGGAACTTGTATTTTCAGGGTGAAGTGGGCCAAGCTGGTAATGCCAGTTATTTTATAAGTGCAAACACTGTGGCTGGCCTGGGCGGCCAAGGCGGCAGCAATTATGCCAACGGCGCAGTCGGCGGCGGATACGTCGGAGATGGTGGTGGCTTTGGAGGCCGCGGCGGCCTGGCAGCTAACAACCCAGCATCATTGAGTGGTGGGGTTGTATACCGTGTCGGCGGAGGATCGGGTGGTAGTACAGCAGGCTATTCAGGTAATGGTGGTAACGCAGGTACAGATGGCGCCACACTTAATTCTGCTAATCCACGGTTTATCTTTATGCCAACTGCCGGCACAGGTGGCGGCGCTGGAGGTTCATGGAATAGAACTCCCACTAACTTTGTGCCAGGTCCGGGTGGATTAAGTCCATACGATTATAGTTTTGGAGCAGGTAGCGGCGGGTCGGGTGTTGGAATTTACGGCGAAGGATCATCAGGTGGGTATTGGCGATCATCGACACAAACATATATAACTTCAGGAAATGCCACTGCTTATGGTATTGACGAAGGAGCTGTCGGGCAACCAGGCAGCGGCGGAGGGCCTACTATTTCAAATCAAAGTTATCCAGGCATTGGCAACGGATTTGGTGCTGTGGGTGTATATAATTCAAATTCTTTGCAACGCGGCGGAGACGGCGGATTATATGGTGCAGGTGGTGGCTCTGTCGGCCCACAAATGATATTTGATCCTGATGATAGAATTGGATTCGGGGGTAATGGTGCGGTACGTATAATATGGGGCGATGGCCGAGCATACCCTAGCACAAATACCGCTAATGTATAATCAATCGATTAGAAGTTAAGGAAACAAATTGATGAAGATCAACCTTAAAAAAATACTAGTTAATCCATGGACAGCATTAATTACACTAGCGGTTGTGCTAGGTCTACGGGTATCTGACACTACATTTATCGAAAGTGTAAGACTACGCTACTTTGACACATTAATAACCAGCAAAGCACCAACTGAAAATAACATAGTCACAGTCAATATTGACGAAGACACTATGACCAAATACGGACAATGGCCATTTAAGCGTGATGTCTATGCAGCTATGATTCAAGAATTGTATGCCCGCAAAGCAGGATTAGTAGTATGGAATGTACTAATGCCCGAACCAGATAGGCAAGGCGGAGACGCTGCACTAGCTGCAACACTAAAACAATATCCTGTTGTGCTAGCTAATACACCTGCACAAAAAACAAAGAACACTCCAAAAACGCCAGGCAGTGCTGTACTCAATCCAGAATGGTTAGACCAAATTGTTACCTATCCCGGTCTTATTGCTAATATACCTCAGTTAGAAAATGCAGCCGCAGGCGTTGGTACAACAAATACACTGCCAGAAATCGACGGTGTTAATCGTAGATTGCCTTTAATTGTCACCGTAGACGGAAAACTGTACCCCAGTTTGGCCATGGAAACCATGCGTGTGGCCACTGCTAACAGTACTTTTCAAGTTAAACTATTTGAGGGTGGAGTAGAAAAAATGCGCTTGCCTGGAGATGTGGGTGTTATTCCCACAGACAATTTAGGCCGTGTTTGGATTGATTGGAGTCAAAAAAGTAAATCAGTGTCTATGGCTGATTTGCCAAAAGACCTTAAAGGTGCCATTGTTATTGTAGGAACTGCCGCAGCGGGACTGGGTAATCCTGTGCCAACCAGTATCGGTAGTGTGTGGCCACAAGACATGCAGGCCGCAGTTATTGGTACTATGGCCAATGGAGTAAACATACAACGTCCAGACTATGCAGATGGTTTAGAAATTATCGCAATTGCGATTGCAGGATTGTTATTACTGTTTTTAACAAGGTGGACTTATGTTGGACTTGCGTCAGTTATTGTATTGGTTGCTGGCGGTATTGCTGGCAGTTACTATGCTTACAGCAACTTTTTATTCTTATTTGACAGTACTGCCTTTGCAGCTGGCACAATCCTGGTCGCTTTGCATGCCTATGGTGTCAAATTTGTCTCAGAGTTCTTACAAAAGCAAGCCATAAAGAAACAGTTTGCTGGATATTGCAGTAAAGAAGTAGTAGAGATGTTGCAAAAAGATCCAGACTTAATCAAACGTGGTGTGCGTAAAGACGTATCAGTTATGTTCAGTGACCTGCGTGGCTTTACACCTATCGGTGAACACTACGGTGATGATGTAGGCGGGTTAGGCAAGTATATGAATGGTTACATGGATGCTATCAGCAAACCTATCATGGACAACAAAGGTATGGTTATCAAGTATGTAGGTGACGCTAGTATGCACATACACGGTGCTCCTATTGAAGACCCCAACCACGCTCGTACTATCGTTAAGGTAGGGTTAGAAATGTTAGATGCTGTAGATGAATACACTAAACTAATGGAAGCACAGGGTTTACCACCTGCTGCAATGGGGTGGGGTTGTAACACAGGCATTGGCTTTATTGGTGAAATGGGAAGCACTGATAGACACAGTTATGATATCTTAGGTGATATGGTTAGCACTGCGGCACGTTTAGAAGCACGTTGTAAGGCCTATGGTGTGTTGGCTATTATTGGTGCTGAGACATACAACAGAACCAAAGACGACTTTTTCTACTTACTACTAGATAATTTACAACCAAAAGGCAAGACTGTGGCAGACTTAATCTACACCGTAATCCGACCGCGTGGCGAAGATTATAGCAAAGATAGAGAACAGCACGAAGCAATGCATGCCTTGTATAAACAGAAAAAGTTTGATGAAGCTGCTTCTATGTGTAAGAAGATGAAAGGTCTATTTGGTGGTCAAATGGACAAGTATTATAAGATTTGGATCGAACGTTGTGAGTTTATGAAGCAACAGAATTTAGGTCCAAATTGGAATGGAGAATTTGTAGCACACGAAAAATAATTAGCCTTCGCCAGCTGCTGCTGTTTTCTTGTCTTCTTCGTCGATTTTTCGACCAGCGGTAGCAGCCTTTTCGTCATCCATGCGTACTGCCCTGTCGAATTGTTTTGCTGCTTCTCTTTCAACTTTAACACCTTCCATAACACGGTCCGACTCAATCATCTTACCACGCAGGTGTAATACTGTGTTTACTTTCTGATTTAAACGTATTAAATCATTGTCTAACATACGGATACGATCGATAAGTGCAATAAGAACAGTATTGGCTTCCGAAATCACTGGTTTAACTTCTTTCGTTGACCATTCCCACACATATTTAATGATATAACCCATGCCAACTGCCATGACAATCGGAAATCCATATTTGTTAATTAATTCTACTACTTCACTCATTGCCGTGCCCTAACACAAATTTTACTATCGGATCTACCTTAACTAGCATTTTATTTCCGGGCGACGACTCAGTTACCTGCCAAAAATCTCCTGTTTTCCATTCTAACTTATCTGTATCTAACTCTGCATCTGGAATAATCGATGTAGGGGTTAAATCCCAAACATAATCAATATATTTCATTAATCTCTCCTTGCATCATTTTTGCCATCTGCACGAGCAATACGGTCAACGTCGGGTTTCAAACCTAATGCATTACTAACAATGGTGTCAATTCGGACAACGTCGTGGTTCATAGTTTTTACACGATTATCCAGTGCAGTAATGATTCCAGCCATACCTTTGATGCTGCCTAGTACACCCTGTAATAATAGTTTTATGGTTAAGTATACAAAATACCCGCCAGCCAGTGCCACTGCAATAGGAAATCCTAGATCTCCTATTAATTTAAAAATATCTCCCATTTGACGGTTCCTTTTATATTATCGAAAGCTTATTGATTATTTATTTGTGCAGGATGTTTTTAACTTGGTCAAAATTAATGTTAGAAATATCAACTTTACTGTCGGTGAAATCGTAGAGAACTTGACGAAAGTTATCAACTAGTTCGTCAATTATAAGTGTTTTAAAGTTTCCGTAAAAATGTTGAAAATTGTATTCTAAAACAGGTTTCATTTCAATGTACATAGCGTCCAATTGAGAAGCTGACAATGAGCAAAGTTTTTCAACTTGCTCGGTGATTAACAGTATTCTTTTATCTGGATCGGGCTCATTGTCATAACTTTCGTCGATCCACTGATCAAAAGTTTTAAAACCGTAACTTTTTAAGTATGCAAGATTGTTTAGTGCTCCCACTAGAATAAAAGGTCTTTTTGCTGTAATTGGTTTAAAAATTTTTTCAGTAAGATGTTTTTTATCATCATAAAAAACTGTTTCGGTAACTATGTGCCAAAGCGCAGATTTATGCATAGAAATTTCTGCTATTCCTGTATTAGCACTGGCATGTCCGGGCGGATTGTCAGAATCTATTATTAATCCATTTTTTAATTCTTTAATATTTTTTTCGACTCGGGCTTTGGCTTCTAAGCTTAATCTTGAACTTGGATCCACCAATTCTTCCTGCCAGGTTCCCAATCCGTTGTCTCGCAGTATTAAACTTACATGTCCGTGTTTTAACAGATCTCTTTCGTACAAATGACTTACTAAATTTAAACGATAGCTTCTATCTTTTGTTACCAGTCTGTTATAGCTAATAAATACTTTAGTGAAGTGATTTTCAAAATTAGGGATGTATTGATAATCTCTGTACCAAGTCAACGCAGCAAATCCATGAAAGAAATAGTACCAATTTTTAAAACCGTTTTCAAGACATATAGTGTCTATGAAAGATGATTTTTCACTGTTGGCAAAAATTATTTCTTTGTTTTTATTCTTTTGCAATGACGCATAGTGTTTAACACAAGTTTGTACAGTATCAATATTGGAAGGTTCTTGGTCATAGAAGAAACAAAAGTTTTTATGAACATAACTATTCTCATGAATATTGAACATTAACTCATTTACGTTAGTACTGCCGAATGGAAAAAAATAGCAATCATGTAGATTTGCAGGTTTAAGTAAATTTGTGTATAATATAAGATAAAAATTTTCTAAGGAAAACATATGATGGAAAAACAAAAAATTGGATTTATCGGTATTGGTAAGCTTGGTTTAGACTGTGCTGAAGTAATGGCCGAAAAACACGACGTCTGGGGCTATGATATTTACCCGCGCACCAGCGACACTGTAAAAGTTTGTGATATTAAAGAACTGTGCGAAAATGCTGAATGGATTTTCATCGCTGTTCCTACTCCACATGCTGAAGGGTACGATGGCTCTGTTCCGTCGAGTCACATGGAACCAAAAGATTTTGGGCATGACGCGGTTATTGATGCGATTAATAAAGTTAATCAATATGCCACAACTAGTAAAAAAGTAGTTCTAATTAGTACTGTATTACCTGGTACTACTCGAAGAAAATTTATTACTCTATTAGATAAAAAACACCAATTCTTATACAATCCATATTTGATTGCCATGGGCAGTGTCAAATGGGATATGGCTAATCCAGAAATGGTTATCATCGGAACTGAAGATGGCAGTCTCACTGGAGTCGCTGGAGAGTTAATCGATTTATACAAGACTATGATGCAGAATGATCCCCGTTATGAAGTCGGAACATGGGACGAATGCGAAGCTATTAAAATCTTCTACAATACTTACATTAGTGCTAAAGTAGGCATTGTAAATATGATTCAAGACTTTGCTATGAAGATCGGCAATATTAATGTAGATGTTGTCACTAATGCGTTGGCTCGTAGTACTATGCGTTTACAAGGTCCTAAGTACATGACTGCTGGCATGGGCGATGCAGGTGCTTGCCATCCACGTGACAATATTGCTCTACGTTGGCTTGCTGAACACTATGAAGTGGGCTACGATTTGTTTGACACTATCATGCATGCCAGAGAAATTCAAGCAAAGAATTTAGGACTATTTTTGGTTGAACAATCTAAAGCCACAGGCTTACCCATTGTCATTCACGGTAAGGCATACAAACCAGACGTTGAATATTGTATCGGTTCTTATTCTACATTAGTTGGACATTATGTCAAAGAAGCTGGACACGAAGTATCATACGTAGATCCGTTAGCAGATAATAAAGATGAAGTAATAGCAGAAGTTCATGGCCCGGCTGTTTATCTGTGGGCACATAATCGTAAAATTACCTACGAATATACAGGCGAACAAGCAGACACAAAACCTTATTGTGTAATTGCTCCTGGTAGTATTATTGTTGATCCGTGGCGTAAACTAAGTTCGACCAATGACGTTACTGTAGTACACTATGGCAATACGCGACATCACTAAGATGCACCTTGCAAGGTTCTGGGATGATGAATATAAAAGTTTAAATTACATCCGAGAACCTTTCAATGATCCTGATAGTATAGCTCTTTGGGTTACGCAAGGATATTCGGGTCCTTTTACTGGATGGATGTGTGACATGCGTAGCAGTCAGCCACAGTGGAATCAAAGATTCATTGAAATATTTAAAGCTAAAGGGTGGAAGGACATAGGCACTAGCTATTATCGAATGGATACTAGTACTGTTTTGCCTGATCACCGCGACCTTTATAAAAAATATATTGAATTATTCAATTTACAAGGACATGAACAGAGTATATTTCGCGCCATTGTTTTTTTAGAAGACTGGAAATCTGGCCATTATGCTGAATACAATAATAATCCGTTCGTGGGATGGCGTGCAGGTGATTGTGCAGTGTGGCACTATGATACACCACATATGGCTGCTAATATAGGTTTGGCGCCGAGATATACTCTTCAAATTACTGGGCACCTATGAAAATTTCAAGCAAAAATGAATATGATAAACTAATATCTTGTATAGTCGGTGATGCCACAGCAGCCCGCTTTCCAAAATTAGATGAGATTTTTAATTACAATAAAGAAGTAACTAATTGGAAAGATACACCTTTGCCATCAGGAAAATTTCCGCAATACGTAATCGACGAAGCCAACGAAGACCTGCAAATTTTAGCAGATACACTAACGTCTTTGAATGTTGAAGTGTACCGTCCTACAGATATAGATCATGCATACATAGTAAAAACACACGAATGGGAAACGGATGGTATGTATAACTATTGCCCCAGGGATGTATTGTTAGTCGTCGATGATTTAGTAATAGAATGCCCGATGGTGTATAGAAGCAGACAGTTTGAATCGTCTGCCTATTTTAAAATTAAAATCAAAGCAATCAATGATAATGCTAGGTGGATTGCTGCACCGAGGCCGAGACTGCTAACGCAAGATACATATGTTGATAACGGCAATATTGTACTAAGTGAACGAGAACCAATGTTTGATGCTGCGAATATATTGAGGCATAATAATGACCTTCTATATCTGGTCAGCAATAGCGGAAATAGGTTAGGGGCTCAGTGGTTACAAAATATTTTAGGTAAACAATATCGAGTGCATATCGTCGATAACCTATACAGTTATGCACATATAGATAGTACAATAAGCGTGTTGCGAGATGGACTTGTATTATTAAATGGCAGTAGAGTAAACAATGATAACTGTCCCAAACTGTTCAGATCATGGGACAAGATCTACGTAGATGATGTGGTTCCACAAAGCTTTTACAAATATCCGTATGCTAGTAAATGGATAGCAATGAATATCTTCAGCGTGGATCCGAACACCGTTATTGTTGATAAAAATCAATTTGAATTAATACATAAATTAGAACAAAAGAATATGACAGTTATACCATTAGAACTCAGGCACAGTAGAACATTGGGTGGAGGATTTCACTGTGTGACTTTAGATTTAAATCGACAACACTAAATAAATTATTGGAACAACAACAATAATATGAGTCAATTTAATATCTATAGCAATGCTATCTTTAATGCTTTTTGTTTGCACACTAAAAGAAAAGAAATAATAGATCGAAAACAAGATATTATCGATAAAGTATTCGAGTTTTATAATGTTGGCTGTGAAAGCATTTTATTTGTAGGATTTAATCCTGCCATTTTATCTATTAATGCTAAAGAAATTTATGTTGCAGAAATAAACGACAATTTATTCGATTGGCTACGTAGTCAAGGGATTCTGGTCAATAAATTTGATCAACCTAGAAAATTTGATGTGATCATAGCCTTCGATGAATATTTGACTTTCACAGATAATGAGGATCATCAAAAAAATAAAATAGAGTCTCTTTGCAAATTAGCCAATAATTTAATTATTACGACTATTAAAGATTATAAAAATCAAGAGTTTAAAGATAGAGAATATAGTCAGCCTTCAATAATTAAATCCAACGGTAAACTAACAGCATACACTGAAATTCACGATTGGGATATACGCGATAAGAATGCATTTACTACAGCACTATATCAATTAAGTGGCAAAGAATCTGTATGCTGTGATGTTTTTAATAGACGGACATTATATTTTAAACAGTTAGCTAAGTTTTCTTCAGATGCAGGTGCTGAAAATTTTTTAGTACATAAAAATCTAATGTACAAGAGTTTAATCAAAAAAAATTACGAACACGTGGTAAGTATTAATTTCGAAAAATAAACTAATGTTTGACAAATCCTTTTGTTCTAGTCCGTGGTTTCATCTGCGGTTAAAATATGACGGCACTTTTGGGGAATGTAGATGGGGCAAAAAAAGTGCCGGACTTAATTTTGCCAATACTAGTATTATGGAATACTACAACAGTGAACAAATGTCCCGTATGAGATTTCAATTATTAAATGGAGAGAAGCCTAAGAATTGCGAAATTTGTTATTATGAAGAAACATTTGGCAAGTTAAATGGTAGAATTCGTCAATTGAATAAAAGTGGAATAGATAAAAATAATTTTGCATTGACCACAAGAAGTAGCCCGCACTATAAATTATTTGAATATAGTCAAAATAATAACGGACAAGCAAAATACGAACCAGTTGATTTACAAATAGATTTGGGCAATGTTTGTAATAGTGCATGTATTATGTGCGAACCATTTTCGAGTAGTAGGTTAACAGCAGACTACGATAAACTCAGTAAAACACACCCATTATTTGCCAAACCGACTCTTTACAAATCGTGGACACAAGATCCGACTCTTCTTGACAAGTTTGTTAATGAAATTGCTGAAATAAAAAATTTAAAATACATACACTTTCTCGGCGGTGAAACATTATATGACCCTGCATTTTATAAAATTTGTGAAAAACTAATAGATGCAGGTATTAGTAAAAATATTATTATTGGCACAACAACAAATGGCACAATATATGATAGTAGAATAGAACGATTAATAAATGAGTTCGGTGGTTTTCATTTGGGTATTAGTGTAGAAGCAGTCACTCCCATCAATGATTATATCAGGTATCCTGGTAAGCTAGTTGATATTATTCCTAACATAGATAAATTTTTAGAATTAAGAAAAACTTCTAATCTTGTTATCAGTTTGCGTATAACTCCTAATATCTTTACAATATATGATATAGATTTGTTAATTAAATTCATGCTTGAAAAACAAGTCATTGCAGAAAGTTGTAATATACTATATAAACCAGCGCATCTCAGAATGGAATTATTACCAAATGATATTAGACAAGAAACTATTGTTAAGTTAAAAAAAGTAATAGAAGAATTTAAACTAGAAAAGCATAACATAGTAAATGTACGTGTCGCTGAATCATTTAAAAAAGTAATATCAGATGTTGCTTATGATTATTTAAATTTTTTACAAACATATTCCCCTTTGGCAGACGAAGAAGAATTAAGATATAAACTAGTTAACTTTCTCCAAGGATTCGAATCACTGAGAGAAAATAGCATTTTAGATTATGCACCACGATATAAAGAATTTCTCAGATCTTACGGCTATTGAAACTGTAAATGTACTCAATATCGAATTAAGATATAAAGTGCATGGTTATTGTTTGGCCACAGTTTGTATTAATGATTGCTTTTATATTGAAAATGGTAGCGGTCATATTCCAGTAAATTTATTTGATCCTATTAGTCTCCGGGTCAATCTAATAGATTTTAAAGAAGGTTCTAGTGCGTTAGAAATTGAATATTTCGGAATTAACGGATTAGAAGTTTTGCCGAAATATTTACATTTGGCTAGCAGACCCACAAGTTATATAGATTTTTATGGCGAATGGAGTTTCGAAATCCCCGCCAACTTTTATCTATGGTACCATCAAATTACAGGGCAAGGCTGGATAGCTTGACTGAAATATTAAATGCTGCTATAATTGCAGTATGACTACTACACCCCGAATTGGTTTCGCTTGTAAATGGATCGATCATGCAGATCAAATTGACGGCATTAAACCTAAAGATGACTGCAAAAAGTATAACACCGGCACTACTACAATTACTTGGTTAAATAAACAAAGTAAACAGATTGCTGAAGAAAAACTTTGGGCACTGATGCGCCAAAATATTGAAGCAACTAAACTGTTAGTAGAAAAGGTTAGCACACTTGAACCGCATCTTAGAATGGTACGACTCAGCAGTGATATACTTCCTGCTTATACTGAGCCGAGTTGGTCTTGGTTTTATCGGCTATCCGATGTCAGGGCCTACGCCGAAAGACATTTCGGAGCCATTGGTGATGTTGCTAGGAAGATGGATGTTAGGCTTAGTATGCATCCTGGTCAGTTTGTGGTTCTGGCTAGTGATAGGGCCGATGTTGTAGATCGCAGTATAGAAGAGTTCGAATATCATGCGGATATGGCGAGATGGATGGGGTATGGTCAAAGATATCAGGACTTTAAGATCAATGTCCACATTGCCGGTAGAGCCGGTCCCTCCGGTATCAAAGCTGCCCTCAAAAGACTTACCCCCGAAGCAAGAAACTGCATCACCATCGAGAACGACGAAATCTCCTGGGGAATCGAAGACAGTCTCGAACTTGCCAACGATCTCGCTTTGG